CGAAAAAAAGGTAACAAGAAAAGACCAAGCGCAATGAACTTTAAAAAAGCAGCGCTGACTGCTAAAGATAGAGGTATCAAATGAAAGGTGTCAAACATTACAAAAAAGATGGTACAGCATTTAATGGTGGTACACATAAGATGGCTGATGGTACTCTGCACTCTAACAAAACACACACAGCTTCAAGTGTAAAACTATTTCATTATGGCGAGTTAAGTAATAAAGCTAAGACTAAAGCTAAAAAATCTTGGGGTAAATAATGGGAGCGCCAGTAAAAAAAGGTGACAATCCAAGACGAGCAGCTTTTCTACAACGTATGGGAAAGATGAAAGGAGCTGAGTATAAAGATGGAAAGCCAACACCATTGCTCAAAAGTCTAAGAGCTTGGGGAGCTTCAAGTAAATCAGATGCAGTTGCAAAAGGTAAAGCGATTAGTAAAAGAAATAAGGCTAAGAAAACTAGGAGATCGTAATGGCTAGACCTACTAAGTGGAACAAGGAGTTAGAAGCTCAAGCCTACGAGTATATAAAAGACTATCAGGTGCATGGACATATGATCCCAAGCATTGAGGGTTTAGCTATGGTTTTAGACCTTCACAGAGATACTTTATACGATTGGGCGAAGGATGAAAAGAAAGAGTTTTCCGACATATTAAAGAAGATTTTAAATGCGCAAGAATTTTGGTTAGTGCAGAACGGACTTAACAACACATTTAATTCAGCTATTACTAAGTTAGTTTTAGGTAAGCATGGATACCATGACAAGATGGATCAAGACATCACAACTAAGGGTGAAGCTATGCCAACAACAATTGAGTTAGTAGCTAAGAAGTGAAGGCTGAGATAGAACTACCACCGAAACTTGTACCAATCTTTGAAGGTCAAGCTAGGTATCGTATAGCTTATGGAGGTCGAGGTAGTGGGAAAACACGTTCATTTGCGCTAATGACTGCAATCAAAGGTTATCAATGGGGTAACTCAGTACCACCAACTAAAGGGCAAATACTCTGTGGTCGTGAGTTTATGAACTCTCTTAACGATTCTTCATTAGAGGAGATCAAGTCAGCTATATTGTCTGTGCCTTTTCTTGCTGATTATTATGAGATTGGTGAGAAATACATTAGATCAAAAGATGGCAACATTACATATACATTCGCAGGCCTTAGGAGATCACTAGAATCAATTAAATCTAAGGCAAGAATACTGTTAGCTTGGGTTGATGAAGCCGAGCAAGTGTCAGGAAAAGCGTGGAATCTGTTGCTGCCATCGGTCAGAGAAGTAGGTAGTGAAGTATGGATTACATACAACCCTGAGTCAAAATACAGCGCAACACATGAACGCTTCAGAGATAACCCACCTAAAGATGCCAAGATCGTACAACTAAACTACACAGATAATCCGTGGTTTCCTGATGTGTTAGAACAAACTAGACTAGAAGATAAAGAGAAACGACCTGATCAGTATGAGCATATTTGGATGGGAGCGTTTCAAATTTTTCAAGAAGGAAGTTATTTTGCTAGTGAAATGCGTAGAGCAAGAGATGAAGATCGTATAACAAAAGTTAGATATGATCGTGGGAAAGGTGTTGTTGTCAGCTTCGATTTAGGTGTTGGAGATAGCACAGCAATTTGGTTTGCACAGTTTATAGGCACAGAAGTACATCTAATAGATTACTATGAAGCATCAGGTGTTGGCTTAGATCATTATGTAAAAGTGTTACAAGACAAACCTTATATTTACGATCAATACATATTTCCACATGACATTAGAGTAAGAGAACTTGGATCAGGTAAGTCAAGGCTTGAAACATTAGAAGGCATGGGTATTCACGCAGACAAAACAGAGATAGCACCTCAGTTATTGATTGAAGATGGCATACAAAAAGTTAGAGAGATGTTAGACAAATGCTACTTTGACGAAGAAAAGTGTGAACGTGGTATAGATTGTTTGTTAAACTATAGCAAAAAATGGGATGACTCAGGAGCAACATGGAGGATGCGACCTGATCACAATTGGGCATCACATGGGGCAGATAGTTTTCGTTACCTCTCAATAGGCTATCAACCGTACAATGAAGCATGGGATAAACCAATTAGAAGAAAGATTAAAGGAGTTGTATGAAAGGTTTATTGTCTGATGGATGGGATGGCTTTAAAGATTTAACTGGTGGTTTGTTTGATGCGATAAGAACTGTTGATCCTGAATTACAAGCTCGTAGAGATCAAGAAGCACAAGAATTATATAACCTTAGAGCGCAAAGTCCATTCTTTCAAGCCTTTGGTTGGGGTGAAGGTAACAACGAAAGAACTGAGGACTTCTCTTTTGGTAACGTAGCTAAAGACATCGGTGAGTTATATCGTGGTGGCGCAACTGCTGTTACTAATCCAAAACAGACAAGTAATGCTGTAGCTGATCTAGCTTTTGGTGGTGTATTAACTTTAACACCAGTAGGAGATATGGGAATTATGCAAGGTGTTGGTCAAGATCAACGTGCAATGGCAAAAGAGTTTGGATCATACATTAAACAGACCTATGGATCATTTGATGGTTTTGTAGATTACGCTAAGAAAAACCCAGCTTCAGCTATGCTTGATCTTGTTGGTGTTGGCTTTGTAGCCAAGAAAGCGATAGACGTTGCAACTAATCCATTAGTACAACAAAGATTTATGGCTGAGTTAGATGGTATGGTCAGCGCAGCTAATCAAAGTCCTTACATGGCAAACATAATCTATCCTGATAAACAATTTATTACAGGACAAAAAGTAGGTAGTGGTAAAAACAAAGGAGCTACACAAGATCAAAAAATTGATGAGCTGAAAGAAATACAAGTCCAAATAGAAAACTCAGACATTGTGCAACAAGAACCAAAGTCTGTACAAGGCATGGAAGGTGAAATAGTAATGTTTACTATGACAGATCGTGCTAGTGCTGATGGAACTGCAAAAAAAATTATAACTGCTAACGATACATATGATATTGATGTAAATCAATACGGTGGTGTATTGTTTGGTCAAATGTTAGAAGCAATTAAAAGAGGAGATGCATGGGCATCAGATCGAGTACCATTGATGTCTATCGAGAAAAGAATACAAGAGATACAGAGAATGCATGATATTACACCACAAGTATCACAGTTTCTATTGAACCCAACAGGTATAAACTTTTCACACCAAATAACACAAACAATGTTGTCAGCACTTAAAGGTAGATTAAATAAAAAAGAGAAAGCTGAATTAGACAAAAAACTTAGTCACATTGCACCTAATTGGATAGGCATAGATAACGATTTAGAATTTGCTATGAGAAACTTGAATGGTTCAGAGAGGATGAAAATACAATACCTCTTAGCATCTAAAAACAACTCAAGCATACCATTTCTACAAACATACAAAGGCAAAAACAAAGGAGGATATGCAGAGCAAGGTTTGTCGTTAGCAGAAGCTGGTGTAGCGAATACACAACCTCAATTACTAGGTGCTAGACGAGGAACAACACCTATGATTGCTACACTTGATCAAAACCCTAACACAAGATTTAGTGATGTTAATCCTACAAGCGTAAACTCTGAAGGTGTTGGTATATTGCATCCATCTTACAATGCAACACTCAAAAGCGATGGAAATCCTACAAGACCGTTTGCAGAAGATTTAACTGTATTTGATTTTATGGAAGCTAAAGAAGCAACTAAAGGTGTAGGATTTACTGGTGAAAATTTTGTAACAGCATTTGATGGTAAAAATAGAGGAAGAATTGATCCTGACAATGTTACACATGATCAACACTATGCAACGCTAAGAAATGAACCTCCGTATGTACAAATAACAGATAAAGTTATTAGGCACTTAGAAGATAAAGGTAAACTAGAACGCAAAGGACTACTCTCAGGACTGTAATGTTATTAACAGAAGCACAACAAGTCAAAGACGAAAAGAAAGAAGCTAAAGGTTTATTAGACACTAAACTTGAAACACCTAATGCAAACTTTGGTAAGCAAGTATCTATGCCATACGATAGTACGTTGTCGCAAGGTGGTACTAATCAATGGAATGTAATGGGTGATGTTGTACGACAAAGTTTCTTAGACTCAGGAGTAGATGTACCAAGAAACCAATTGTTTCCACAAGACGTAAGATTAGTTACTGCTGAAAACTTAATGAAATCAGGCAATCCACATGCTGATACAGAAGCATATCAAAAAGATTATTTAGAGCGTGAAACTGGCATGA